GGCCTATAGGGTGCTTGACGCTCAAAACTTCGGAGTCGCACAAAGACGCAGACGAGTGTTTGTTGTCGGATGTCTTGGAAATTGGGAATCTGCCGCAAAAGTATTATTTGAGTCCGAAAGCCTGTCAGGGAATATTGCGAAGGGCAGAAACAAGGGGGAAAAAATTACCAACAGCTTTATACCAAGTGTTGCTGGAACGCTCGATAGAGAATGTGGTGGTTCAAAATTAAATCATCAAACTGCAAATAGTGGTCATATCATTCCTACATTTTGGAATGGAGGTCAAATTGCTGAAACAATTACTTGCACAAGTGATGACCAACGTATGCCTGACAAAAATAGATTTCAAGCTGTAATTCAAGCGTATGAAAATCATGGCACAGATAGTAGAGTTAAAGAAATTGATGTAAGCCCAACTGTTACTGCTAGATGGGGAACAGGTGGTAATAATGTGCCACTAGCTATGCAAGGTAATTTAATTGGGCGTGATGCTGGTGGCCCTAATGGCATAGGTGTTTCTAATAGCAATACTATGTATACCCTTACTAAAACTGATGTTCATGCTGTATTTTGCGATACATACAATGGAACTATTCAAGGAGATGTTGCGGCAACAATGACTGCCGATATGGCTGGCCCTACGCATAGCGGCCCTAAAGTTATGCAAAACATGGCAGTTCGCAGACTTACGGAAGTAGAGTGTGAAAGATTACAAGGCTTTTCAGACAATTACACTAACATTAAAAAAAATTGTCCTAGTGGGGCAAGATATAAAGCATTAGGTAACTCTATGGCTGTGCCAGTAATGCGTTGGATTGGAGAAAGGATTAACCAATATGAAAGAATTTAACCCATACAACGCTTATGATATTTACGAAAAATACAAAGCAGATTATTCAAAAGCTAAAGGTTATTTAGCAGGACTTGGCGAAAAAAAGAAAATGATTGTTGCCATTATGATGAAAAAATCTAATGAATCTTCTTTAGGAGCACAAGAACGTGAGGCTTATGCTTCAACAGAATTTGAAAAATATTGCAATGATATTGATGCAGCAACAGCAAATGAAGCATTGTTAAAATTAGAACTTACCCAAGCTCAAATGGAATTTGAAGCATGGCGATCTGAACAAGCCACAAACCGAAACATAGAAAGAATAACAAGATGACAGATTACGCAGACTCATTACTTAAATTAAACCGACTTACAAAATCTTTTCTTAATGCAGTATTAAAAAATAGAAAAACAGAGGCGTATTTGATTGCTTGTTCTATTACAGAAACAGCACAAGAGCTAGAAGATTGGGCTAGTCAAAATAGTGTCCACTAAAAATGAGAAAATCGCTCTTGATAAAATTGCCCGACTCGGATGTATTGTCTGTAGTGCCGCCTATGGGATTGAAATGCCAGACGTACAATTACACCACGTTAGGCGGTTTGGTCAGCCACGCTCTGCATCCCCTTGCTTACCGCTTTGCTTTGAACACCATCTCGGAAACACCGGAATTCACCTTATGGGTCACAAAGGTTTTACAGCTAAACACGGCTTTACCCAGGAAGCGTTATTGGAGAAAGTCCACGAATTGCTAAATGACTGATGAAGAAATTAAAAACGCTTGGTATTCTTTAGGATTACGAGGAGTAGCAAGTGCTAATGAATGGAATACACGTTATAGATTTGCTAGGGAAATAGAAAAATTAGTTAAAGCTCAAGAGGATCAAACCCCAATTCTTTCCCAATCTGGTGCGCCCTGCGCCTAAATGTAGCATCATGCTTTAACCAAGCATCCGTTATAGTGCCAGACCGACTCATGTGGATCATTTCATGCGCTACAGTTTTAATGACTGTTTCCATAAACCCACATCTAGCCGCAGAAATGGTAATCGTATGCTCATGCTTTTCCCCTTCATCGTACATATAAGTACCCATTGTTTCAGGATCATAGTCAACTATGAATTTAACTTCTTCTGGCAATGGAAGTTTCCATTTTGAAAATGGTTCGCAACAATACAAAGTTGCATATATGTTATTAAGGATAGTTGAAGTAAGTTTCATGCCATCATGCGAGGTGTTTAAGTTTTGCGTGAGGAATTACAGTACGAGTGTCAGTTGAGTATGCACCACAAGCCTTACATTGATAACGCTGGTAAGCACCAGTAGTTGTATATCTAAAACCTTTGCTGATTAATGATGGTTTAGCGCAAGTAGGGCAAACAAATCCATCCCTATCTTTCATTAAAGCCATATTTACTGGGGTTTTAATCCAGGGTAAAAGCCTGTTATACAACTTTTCAAGCAATAAAACGTCTTGAATGTTGTATTCTTTCATGGTTGCCCATGCTTTTTTATCATTTGCCATACATTTAATCCATAGCGTATGACCTTCATGCTCTTTCTTTTTGCCCAATCCTAAACGCTGCGCCACATAATCGAGCTTGTTGCTTGGAAATCTGAACTGACTTTTGACCACTCTTAACAAGTCTATTTGTTTCATAGGTGGTGGTGGAGTCATTTTGTGAAGCAAGAATTCCTTGTTTAACGTGGGCATATCGAACTTTGTGCCGTTGTAATGGCAGACTGCATCCGCATCATCTAAAAGGCTGTGTATGCCCTCTAGCATCGCTTTAGACGTACTTCCGTACACAGAGTCAAAATACACAGTTTCTTCACCTAACCATTTAGCTGAATAACACATGGTGTATGATGATTCAAGAAGTTGGGAAAGACCTACGTTTTGTTGCCATATTCCCCAAACGTGAGCTACATTAGGTGATGTTTCTATATCAAGCAACAGAATCTTCAAAATCTTCCCCTTTTGGTATAAAGTAATGAAACACTAACACATAATTATATATAATCAATGACTTATGCTAAAAGAGTTGACTCAAATCATTCACTTGTCGTTAAAACGCTACGAGAGCTTGGTTGTTCTGTATTTGATACGTCTAGGGTTGCTGGCGGTTTTCCCGATCTCGTGGTTGGAAAAAATCAAAAAACGGCTCTTGTCGAAGTAAAACGAGATGAAAAAGCTAAGTTCACTCCATATCAAAATACCTTTATGCAAAACTGGAAAGGTTCAACTGTAGTTAGAATCCACGACATTGAAGGCGCAATAAATCTCGTAAAAATACTTGAAAAGTAGTAAAATAGTATTATTATTCGTAGTGTATTAACCCCATCTAAAGGAAAAATCATGGGAATCATGGATTACAAAGCAGCTAAAGGTGCTTCTGGCGAAAAAGAGCCAAAAGGTGCAACTTCTTCTGATCGTTCAGGCGAGCGTAAAGCTAAGTCTATGCGTGGTGGTGTAGCGATGGGCAAAGAAGATGCTATTGGCTCTGACAAAGAGTTCAATACAGGTCGTACTGAAGGCATCTGCTACGAGCACAAAAAAGACGGCTACCGCTAAAAAGCTAAACCCCATAGTCCTCGGTAAAGGGCTACAGGGTTTATAACCAACACAATAGGGTAATATTGATATGGCTGAAGTAAATTTTACAACATTTAAACCTCTGGGTGACAAGATTATAGTCCGCCCAGATGTTCGTGTTTTAAGCGATGTGATCTTTGTAAATAACAAAGAAGCTCAGAACATGGGAACAGTAGTGGCAGTAGGCCCTGGTAAGAAGCTAACTGCCGAGCGTAGAGAAGCAATGCCAATAGAAGTAGGCGCACGAATCCGCTTTGGAACTATGAATGATGATCCTAAAGAGGAATATCTTAAATTCACGCCAATCGTTCACGAAGGTGAAAAATGTTTAATTCTTTCATGGCAGGATGTATGTTGGGTGGAAAATGAATAATTTTTATACTTATGCTCATACAAAGCCTGATGGGTCTATTTTTTATATAGGTCAAGGCACAAAAAAACATAAACGTGCTTATCATAAAGGTGGTAGAAGCGAATATTGGCATAGAATTGTTGATAAATATGGTTATAACGTAGAAATTTTGGCTGAATGGGAAACCTCTGAAGAAGCAAAAAATCATGAAATATTGTTAATTTCTTGTCTTAAAGACATGGGAGTTAAACTTGTAAATCATACAAATGGTGGAGAAGGATTGTCAGGAATGACATTTTCTAAAGAACATAAAACAAAATTATCAAAAAGTAGAATTGGAAATCAATGGGCAAAAGGGCAAAAATGGTCTGAAAAATCTAAAAAATTAATTTCTGAATCAAATAAAAAACGAGGCCTTATGAATCCACAAACATTTAATTTTGCTGGAAAAAGCCATACTGAAGAACATAAAGAATATATGCGACAAAAAATGAATGGTCGTGTATTTTCTGATGAAACACGAAAAAAAATGAGCGATGCTCAAAAACGTAGGTTTGCTGGGTAGAATAGGGGGCAATATGTTTAATAAATTGCGTAGAAAATTGGCAAAATTAATTGCACCAAAGCCAATTAAAAGGGTTAAAAAAGAAATATTAAAATATGAATTTAAACCACCAACTTTAAGTAGAGCAGAAGTGGTTAATTTAACTCAAAGCCCCAAAAGAACAAGAGTTTACAAACGAACCACAGTAGTAACTACTGGAAAAATGTGGCAAAACAAAGCAAATATTCAATTAGGTGGGGAAAAAAATGTATAGTACATTACACAAAATTTGGGATAGATTACAAGCCATTTGGAAATGGATGCAAGACCAAGTAGAGCCTGAGCCTGTAAAGCCATCTAATGCGTGGCATTTTCCTATTAATGACGAAGTTAAACGTAAACCAAGCCTTAAAAAGGCTACAACTAGGAGCAAAACAATGCCTCTCAAAAAATCAGCCAGCAAAGCAGCATTTAAGTCCAATATTAAAGCCGAAGTAGAAGCTGGTAAGCCAGTAAAGCAAGCTGTGGCAATCGCATATAGCGAGAAACGTGCTGCAACTAAGAAAACCAAAGCTAAGAGAGTATAAGAATGATTACTTTTACAGTACAACAAGTAAACGAGTTACTACAAGCATTAGGACAATTACCTTATGTGTATAGCAAGAACCTCATAGATGGTATCAATGCTATTGCTCAAGCTCAGATGGATGTTGCAAAAAAACAACAGTCTGATGAGATTAAAGAGCCTGATATTTCACAATCATAAGTGTTGTAAAAAAACAACATAATCAAGAACATGGAAGAAAAGTCGAATAATTTAAGAGGTGGACAACCTGGTAACAAGAATGGAACAAAGAATAAGCCATTTTTGGATGCTCTACGCAAGTCTATTGCTCAGAACCCACAGAAGCTACGCAATGCTGCTGACAAAGTATTAGACAAAGCAGAAGAAGGTGAGCCGTGGGCTGTTAACTTCTTAGCTGACAGAACAGATGGTAAAGCAGTACAAGCGACAACTTTTGAAGATGGCGAAGGAAACAATGTAACAACTTCATTAGAAGTGCGTTTTCATGTTCCATCTATCATTCCACCACTTGTAGATGAGTGAAATTACATCAGAGATTAGGGAAGCTGTTAGTCAGGTTGATTTTCCAATCAAGCTGCAAATGCTATTTGATCCATGCCGATATAAGGTGCTTTATGGTGGTCGTGGTGGGGCTAAATCTTGGGGGGTCGCTCGTGCATTACTTGTTATTGGCGTAAAGAAGCCTACAAGGGTGCTATGCGCTCGTGAGTTCCAAAATTCAATAGGTCAATCAGTACATAAGCTGCTATCAGATCAAATCATTGCTTTAAAACTAGAATCGTTCTATGAAATCACACAAAACTCCATTCGAGGCAAGAATGGTACTGAATTTGCGTTTGTTGGCCTTAAAAACAACGTCACAAACATCAAGTCTTTTGAGGGTGTTGACCTCTGTTGGGTTGAAGAAGCGCAATCGGTATCAAAAACCTCGTGGAATATTCTTATCCCTACCATCCGTAAAGAAAAGTCAGAAATTTGGATTACATTCAATCCGGAGCTTGAAAGCGATGAAACCTATCAAAGGTTCGTGGTATCACCGCCAGAGAACTGCAAAGTTGCAAAGATTAATTGGTCAGACAATCCCTGGTTTCCAGATACTCTCAAACTAGAGAAAGATGCCTTATTTAGCAGGGATAGGGAAGCGTACAACACAGTCTGGGAAGGATTATGCAGACAGACAGTAGATGGTGCTATCTTTGCTAAAGAGCTAACAATGGCAGAATTAGATGGTCGTATCTGTAACGTGCCTTATGATCCTATCAAGCCTTGTCATGTTGTATTTGACCTCGGTTGGGCAGATAGTACAGCCTACTGGATAGTACAATTTATTGCACAAGAGG